GTTATTTGTAGATGTAACCCACTCACAAAACTCAGGCCAGCCTGACAGGGAACTTCGCTCCCTGACTTCTATAGCAGTAGCCATTTAATTAATATAAGGACGTTTGTTAGCCTTTCAACAAAAGGCTTAATATAACTATACAATTAATAATTCAATCGGCAGGATTTACACCATTTGCAAAACCAGACCACGCTAATCCTATCGCTTCTATTGTTGATGTTTCTGTTGATTTGTAAGGCATATGTACAACATCTCCTGCATGATATGTAGCTGGTTGACCACTAATTTGTACTTCACTATCTCCAAACTTTCTTACTGTTCTTTGTTCTTCAGAATATATAAAATTAGTGTCAACAATATCACCAAATTTAGGTTCAGTCATGTCGTAGGTGTTCCTCCTTGTGATGGTGTATATGCTCTTCCAGCTTTATCATACATAGTGAAATTTTGTAGTCTTACAAACGTAGAAGGAATATTAAATAGTTTTTGCATCATTTGAACCATCATTGGTGATTGACAATTAAATGGAGGTATATCCATATAAGCTAATCCATACCGATTAATATTTGCTGCAGCTCCTTGCTGATCTTTTTCAACTTGATCTACAAGTTTTTGTTCCCATGCAACTATGTCTCTTATTTCAACAGGTATATCGGATGGTTCTGGAGGGAATACACCTTCTTCATATTTCATTGAGTAGATATGTTTGCAATATCTAAACTCATCGAGAGTAGGACTCCATCTATCAGTCAAAGATGTAATAACATTATTCTTTGCTTTGTAATCTTCAAAGTCAGGTAAACCTTCAGATCTTGCTCCTGGAAGAGAAGGATCAGCTCCACTTCTTAGATATACTCCACCAAAGTCACTAAATACACCTGGGTTATCTCTAGTAGCTCCTAATACCGTACTACTTGTAGCTGCAGTTGTTGGAGGTATTTCATATTCAACAGCAGGAGCAACAATTTCTAATTGCCTGTTAGTTAAAGCATTAGTCATTGCTTGGTTAGCAACTTTACCTGCTTCCGTCATAACTTCGTAACGTCCAGGTTTTAATGTTGCTACTCCTGTTTTTGGAAATCTTGGACCTGACCTTTGACCCAAGGATGATATATAAGCATATTGACGACGAGTGAAATCCTGACAAGTGCAATAGTATCTAGTACCTGTCATAAAATAACGACCTACATTGGGAGGTTTAGTTGCTGGTGTAACTAATATTTGGTCAGGAGTTGCTTCGACAGAGCCACGTTTTCTAAGTTTTAATAAACCTGTATTTGGATTAACATCAGCTAAAACTGCTTGTACATAACCATATCGAGTTTGTGTATTTGGGTTAATTGTTCCTCGACTAATAGGAACTCCTTCAGGTTCAATAATTCGATCTTCTATAACCTCACCATTAGTAGGTTTAATTCCATCTGTACCTGCAATAGGAATAAATAAAGGAGCTGGTAGAGGATTAGTTGAACTCCAAGTTCCTGCAAGCTGTACATACCAAAATTCATTATCTTCTGTTACTGAAGCAATAGATGCTCGAACACTATTAGTATCTAAGACATTATCAAATCGAAGACTACCTGCTACACGTACACCTGCCCAATGAACTCCTAATTCTTTATTCTTAGTAGGAAAACCTCTAAATACACCTGGAATAGCAGGAGCGTTTCCAGAGGCTCCAGGAACGCCTGTAGGAAGTGGAATACGATACTTAAAGGGATAATCAAATGAGTTGTGATATAACGATGCTGTAGCTAATTCAAATCCTCTTCTCCATCTAGCCCAACATGATTCTCTATTAACGGTATATAACGACTCAGGGCTACTTCCTCCAAATTCATTTGTTATTGGTTTGAACTTATAACTATCACCTTTATATTTTTTGTCGAAAGTAGAAAAGCTTCCGAACCCTGAAGCCATTAGAAGAATCCACCTTGAGCAGTTACGTTAGCACCAGGAGCATAACCAGCGGTATTATTTCCTTCTGCATAAACACCAACATATAAACGATCACCACGTTCTAAATAAATACCTCTATTTCTTACAGGTAATCCTGCTCTTGTATCTCCAGTAGATGAAGCATAAGCTGCATGTATTCCTGGAGTAGCCAAATGAGGCATTACATCTGAGCAATCACAAACAGTAGTTTCAGCAGGTACTGTTTTTGAGAAAAGAATATTGTAATCACCAGATGCAGGAATAGGTGTTGTAGTTCCTCTTGTTTGATAGAAAACAAAAGTTACTTCGGGTTGTTTACCACGTACAAGACCTAAATCTGTATATCCAGTTGTTGTAGCTGTATTAGTAAAATCAAAAGCACTAATTAAACCTGTTACAGGAGTTGATCCAATAAATTTATAATATTTATTCCCTGCGTTTTTAACAGCTGTAACTGCAGATTGCTGAGAATCTTTAGCATAAATAATTTGTCCACTAACAAAAGATGAAGCTGTTCCTGATGTGGTCGAATCTAATACGTAATCATTACCTCTATATTTATCATTTCTAGTAATTTGTATTGAATCAATTACTCCTCCGTTATTATTATCTTCACTTAAAGCTGCATCCATATCAACAAGGATGGAAGGAGCTTGTCCACCTTGAACAAATAAAGTATTACTTGATTCTTGACCAACTGTCTGAGTTGTTATTCTAACTGAATCAAATAGTGGACGATCAACTAATAGGGGTTGTTTATTAGTAGAGGTTGATGACACTTTTATTCACACTAATTTTCTTTAATTATAGGCTCTGTTAATGCTTTCTTTTAAAGTCTTCTTCTGCATCTCTTCCTTCCTTGAGAATATGTCTTTTCTCAGCTTCTTCTCTTTTAGTTAAATCATCATGTAAAAGTTGTCCCCAAGGAACTCTTCCAGCTAATTGAATAATAGGCATTAGTTAATACCCATCTGACTTGCAGTTCTAATGAACTCAGGAGAATATCGACTCATTTCATCATTAACTAATTTCTCTGGATTCTTTTGTAATTGCATAAATCTCTGAAACATATCTGGAGCTGGATTATCAAAAGCTTTTGCAAAGCCTTTATCCATTGCCCATTTATTTGCAAATGGAACAGCACTTTTACCAGCGTTTATATAATCTCCAGGAAGATGTCCTCCCCATACATCTTGAATAGTTGATGGAGTCCAACCTGAACCTAATCGTTTACCATATGTCATCGCCAAGCCTCCGATAATACAATTCGAGAACCTACTGCTGTATCAGCTGGGCCTGGTAATGATTGAATAAATTCTGCTCCAGATCTATCGTATCTATATCTCGCTTGTTCAGGATCTTTAAAGTTAGGTACATACAAAATAGCAGCAAGCCTATTTGTTTCATAAAGATAAATATCATCCCAAACCTTTAATGCTTCTTGAGCATTACTAGATTTAATTGTTCTATCAACGTCACCAGCAATACTTTCTAATCGTGTTGATGGAGAAGTTGCTACTTCAGTTTTCTTTTCAGCGGTATCACAACGACCTAACTGAACAGCAATCTTGTCATAAAAATATGAGTCTGGAACAGTATTCATTGCTTCTTCCAATCTGGCATAATCACCAGCTGGAACAGAAACAGTAAAATAGCCCAGGTGATACCTGACCCTACTTTTATCGAAGTCAGATAGTTGCACAATAAAAATGCTTATTAATTAAATTATACTCGGATTAAATCAGCTGCTAAAACAGAATCCCAATCTACTCTTTTTATGTCTCTTAATTGCTCTAAATTATTGAACTTTTCACCCGATAGTGACATTTGAAGATCCTTAATTTCACGAGCAGTTTTAAGACCAATTCCTTTAATATGATCAGCAATCATTTGAGGTGTAGCTCCATTTATATTTAATCTCATGTCTGGTGGAAAATCACGAGGTTCCTCTTTAGCCGCTTTATCTTTAATCTGTAATGTTTTTACTTTTTTAGTTCCTTCAGGATCATCTTCTAATTCATGTTTGTAAGCATAAAATAAGCGACTGTCCTGATCTTCCACCATAAAACAGTCGCCATTGTCTATTTCACTTATAACCTTAACTCTTGCACCCGTTTTTTTATGCTTAAAAAGTGTAGTCATTAGGACCAGAATGTTACTTTCTGATCCTAGTTTAACTCAGAATTTAAGAAACAGTACGGTTAGTTAGATACTGTTCAATATCTGCATATCCAGGAGCTGAATCTTGCTGTATGTAGCAAACTTCAACAACGATATATCCTTTTTTACCAGCATCTGCATCAGCATCTGATAGATAAACTCCATCAACAGCTGAAGTAGCGTTAGCACCATCCTTAGTAAATACTTTCCAAGTTGTGTCAGCAGCTACTTGATAGTGAGAAGTTGAATCTTCTAAAGCACCACCAGTTGCTGTACCACTTGCATAGTAGATAGGAGCTGTACTTACGTTAGATGAACCACCAGCGAAGTAGATAGCGTTTGCACCACCATCACCAGTTCCATCAACAGTAGAAGCAATGTTTGCTTGAGCACAAGCTTCAGCAACTACTGTGTTATTTGTTGGGTTTCCACCGTTACTACGTCCGAAGGAGATAACGTTTCCAGTATCTGTATAAACACCAGATGCAACACGTCCATCATCCCAACCAGATGCTACAGAAGCAGCAGCACGATAAACATAAGCAGGATTAGAAGCAGAACCTGCTACAACCATTCCTGTGATGTCTGTACGTGTGTCATCGTTTCTATAAGGAGAAGGAACGATAACGTCAGATGAACTCCACTTAGCTGCTTTTTTACCAGTTACAGTTGCATAACCACGTTGTTGGAAATACTTCCATCCTGGTACAGCTAAAACGGCAGTAGGACCACCAGTAGATGAATCGTTTGTGTCGTTATCAGTTGTATCAATATTTTTATACCAACCGTTTAGAGGCTCTGCCCAGTTTCCTGGATAGATTTTCTTAGAAGACAAATAAGCCATTTATTTCTCCAAAATTGTATCGTTATTTATTAAATAGTCTAGGGAATTAAGCGTCAGCTACGAAGCTAAATCCTGTGGTTACGAAATCTTTATTAAGGATCTCAAACCCAGCGTACAACTGCCAAATTAGTATTATAAATCTGCTGAAGTCATCATTATTATTGATGAGAACTTGTGCATTAGGTCCACCAATTCCAACACCAATTGCTTGAGGTCCGAAGAAGTATCCTTGAGCAACTTCTCTTGAAGAATAAGCACCACCACCGTTATAGGAAGAAGTAATATTTTTAGTTGGGAAGTTTGTAGACTCGAAGAATTTAACACCTTCAAACTGTACACCTGTTGGCATTACAGGCTCACCAGCAAGGAAGAAAGCTTGTCCAGCTTGAGGTCCTTGATAGAAGCTTGCATTGTTAGGAACCATTGGGTTGCCTAAATACATGCCTTGTCCAGGAGCACCTGCATAACGTGCGATTTCTCTGAAGTCAGAGTCACGACGTAAGTGCATCATGAATGTTG